TAAATATAAAGGGACATGAATATATATTTGTAAAACAAAATAACAGTAAAACATATTTGTATAAAAATACAAAGTATGGATATTATGAAACATTTGATCAATACGATTTAGGATTAATAAAACAAACTACAGTAATACCAAGATTAAGACAAAATATGAATATGAAACCATAGAGGAGGAATAAAATAATATGACTATAGAAGAATTTATAAATAAATATTGTAAAGAATGTAAAGAGAATTGCGAGAAAGGAATAAGAGAAACAACTGAATTTATTTACTGCGTAGATGCAAATATAAAAGAAAAAACTAATAATAATTATTGAAAATAATTTTAAAATATGATAAAATAAAAGAAAAACGGGAGAAAAGCTATGGAGGAAATAATTGTAAAAATATAGAAAGCTATAAAGAAGGAACTTGTATGGTCTATAAATGTTTAAATTATTGTTTAGATATAAATACAATTCATCCGTATGAGGAATTTCCATATTCAATAAGAAGTAATAATGAAAAAATGAAAAATAAAAAATTATATAGTTAAAAGGCAGGGATAATCTTGCCTTTTTTTGCATAATATGATAAAATAAATATGTATATAGTAATATATAAAATAATCAGACCACTGGTTTAACGCAAGTAATATTACGGTTTATATTCCGCCTGTCAAAATAAAAACTTAGGGACATACGTAGAGCTGAGCTACGATTATATTACTATATATATTTTATATAATTGTATGTAGTGCTATAAATATACTATGCAGATTGGCAACTATAAGCCGATTTGTTCTAGGGTGCAATATAGTATAAATATAGTATTGCATAGAATTATATAATTTACATAAAACAGAAAATTGACAAAAACATTGATATATTAAGTAAAACATAAAATTAAGGTGTCGGAAATTACCGAGAAAACACTTAAAAAATGATAAAAATAAAATATTATGTAAAAGGAAAGAGAGAATGGATTATTTAAGTTTTTTATTATTAAAATTAAAGGAGATGATATAATTGGCAAGGATTAAATTAACAGATAAGCAAAAAAAGAAAATTATAGCTGATTATGTCGAAAATCAAAATTATAGTGAAACTGCAAGAATGAATAATGTAAGCGATGTTACAGTCAAAGACATTGTTACAAAAGATAAAAGCACCTTGAAAAAGTTTGAACAAAAAAAAAAAGAGAATACTCAATCTACAATAGAATATATGCAAACACAACACGAAACAAAGAAAAGAATACTTGATAAAATATTAAATGCAATTGAAAGCAAAGCAGATAATGTTGATATGTTTACTAATATAAAAGATTTAGCGACTGCCTATGGAATTATACTTGATAAAGAACTCAAAGTTTTGGAATTAAAGAATAAAAATATAGATAAAGAAGAAATAACAAAAGTTGATAATCTGTTAAAGGAAATAAAAAATAATGCAAATAACTAAAAAACAAAAAGAATTTATTAGAAATGCTAATCATAGATTCAATATAAAAATAGGAGCTACTCGTTCTGGAAAAACTTATTTAGATATTTTATATACAATACCAAGTAGAATAAGAGAAAGAAGCGGTAAAGAAGGATTATATGTTATATTAGGAGTTTCAAAAGGAACAATAGAAAGGAACATATTAGAACCATTAAGAGAGTTATATGGAAAAGATTTAGTTAGCCCAATAAGTTCAAATAACACTGCAATATTATTTGGAGAACAAATATATTGTTTAGGAGCAGAAAAAGTTAATCAAGTAAGCAAAATTCGTGGTGCTAGTATAAAATATTGTTATTGTGATGAGTTAGCGGAATATAACGAAGAAGTATGGGAATTATTAAAATCTCGTCTAGATAAGCCGTATAGTTGTTTAGATGCAACATTAAATCCTGAAAGCAACACACATTGGTTAAAACTAAATTTTTTAGATACAATAGAAGAAAAAGGAATAGACTGCTATATTCAATCTTATACAATATTTGATAATGAATTTCTTGATAAAACATTTGTTGATAATTTATGTAAGGAATATGAAGGAACAGTTTATTATAATAGGTATATATTAGGACAATGGTGCAATGCAGAGGGATTAATATATAAAAGATTTGCAGATAATCCACAAAAGTATAAATGGACTAATAAGAAAGAAAATGGCGAATATGATTTACCTGAAGGATATACAATTATTGGAATAGATTATGGAGGCAATAAATCAGGTCAAGCTTTTGTATGTACTAGAATAAGTTATGATTTTAAATATGTCATAGCATTAGGAAGTGAAAAACATATGGGAGATATAGACCCTGATGATTTATTTGAACTACAAATAGATTTTGCTAAACGAATGGAATATAAATATAATTGTAAAATAGATTATATGCTACCTGATAATGAAGAAGTTGTAATTATAAGAGGCTTAAAGAATGGAGCATCATCAAGAGGAATAAATGCAATTGTAAGGGGATGCATAAAAGAGCCAATAAATGATAGAATAGATTGTGAAAGAACAATGATTGCTTATGATATATTTTATTACATAGAAGAAGAATGTAAAACATTAGTAGAAGCATTATCAAGTGCATTATGGGATGACGATGCAAAAGAAGATACAAGGCTAGATGATTTTACAAGCGATATTGATACATTAGATGCTTTTGAATATTCTTTTACTAGATATATGAGAGCAATTAATGATATGATTGAGAGGAGAAGAAAAGTATGTTAAGAAATGTATGGCTATGGATATTGAACAATGTGTTTCATATCTCTACAGAAACAACAACAAAAGAGTTAGAAGATAATCAAAAATATTCAGTTGAATATGAAAGAATTGATGAAATAAATTTTAATTCTATCTTTAGTAATAAACTTGCTAATTATGTAATAAGTGATAGCAACTTAAATATCACAGGAGAAAATGAAAGGGCTGATTTATTAAATAAAATAGGTCAATCATTATGGAAAAAGATGAAGAAAATAACATCAATGGGATTTGGATATGGTGGTATATTTTTAGTTCCTTATGTTAAAGGCAATAAATTATTTTATAGTGTTGTTCCTCAAGGAAGAGTAATAATAGACAATACAGATGGCGATTTAATAACAGGAATAACAATATTAGCAGAAAAAAAGGTAATAATGCAAACAATAGGACAAGATAAAGTATATATGCGTTGGACTAATTACAGATTAGAAAATGGAAATTGTATTATAGAACAAAAATTTACAGATGAAACAGGAAGGCAAATACCAATTCCAAGTTTTTGGCAAAACATAATGTTAAAGCAAACAATAACAAATGTTGATAGAGTTTTAGCAGGATATATTAAATCTCCAATAAATAATCGTAAATCAAATGACAAATACGGAGTACCAATTACATACGGCTGTGAAGCAACAATAAAAGAAATAAAAGAATGTATGAAACAATTACAAAGAGAGTATGAACTAAAACAAGCTTTTGTTGGTGCTGATAGTACAATGTTTAATGGGAAGGACGCATTACCATTAAATGGATTATTTAAAAAAATAGACAGTGGAGAAGATACATTTTTTGAAGTATTTGACCCAGCATTTAGACCTTATACAGATAGATTACAAGAACTTTACAGAAGACTAGAAATAGAAATTGGTGTTGACGCAGGATTTATTAGTGAAAATTCTACTCAAAATGCAACAGCTACTCAAATAAGACGAAGTATGTTTTCAACTTTTACTATTGTTGATAGTATGAGGAGTAACATAGAAAAAGCAATGGAGGACTTTATATATGCTTGTAACGTGTTAGCAAATGCTTATAATTTAAGTTCAGTAGGAGAATATGAATTAAGTTATGATTGGAGCTATTCATTACTAGAAGATAGTCAAGAAACATTTAATCAAATGATTACAGGAATTAATCAAGGTGTTGTAAGTAAAGAAGAATTAAGATTGTATATATATCCAAGCGAAACTTTAGAAGAAGCAAAAAACAAAGTTCAAGAAATAGAAAAAAATAATCCTTCAATTAGTTCACTTTTAGGAAGTAATATAAATGAATAATAGACAAATAATATAAAATATGTTATAATAAATATAGGCTAGGTTAGAGTAATTAACTAACTGAAAGCACAACTCCAATCGTGTTGCCTATATTTATTTTTTTGATTGGAGAGATTGGAGAATTAAATATGGAAGAAATATGGAAAGATATTAAAGGATATGAGGGATTATACCAAGTTAGTAATTTTGGAAATATAAGAAATAAAAGAACTAATAAAATAAAAATACCTTATAAATGTAAAAATGGATATATGTATGTTAGTTTATATAAAAACAACAAATCTAAAAATAAATTAATTCATAGATTAGTTGCTGAAACATTTTTTAAAAACAAAAATAATTATACAGATGTAAATCATATAGATGGGAATAAATTAAATAACAAAATTGAAAATTTGGAATTTTGTACAAGAAGTTATAATTTAAAAGAAGCATATAGATTAAAATTGAGAGAACCTGTTTATCCAATGCTTAATAAAAAAGATGAGATTTGTCCTAATTCAAAGAAGATAAATCAGTATGACTTAAATGGTAAATTTATTAAAACTTGGGGAAGTCAATTAGAGATTGAAAGACAATTAGGTATATGCCACACTAATATATCAAATTGTTGTTTAATGAAAGAAAATAAATCGACAAAAGGATTTCAATGGAGATTTTTTAATAATGACTCTGACATTGATATAAATCCATTAAAAAGAAAAATAACAGCGAAAAAAATAATTCAATATGATTTACAAATGAATTATATAAAAGAATGGAATAGTATAACAGAAGCTTCGAAAAAATTGAATATATGCCACACAACTATTTCTAAAAACGCATTAGGAAAATATAGTCACGCTGGTGGATATATTTGGAAATATTCGGAGGTAAAAAATGATAGATGAGAAAGATATAGAAAGATTAA